CCGCCCTCGAGGCCATCAAGCGCGAGACCGAGCAGATCGAGCTCGATCGCCTGCGTGGTCGCCTGATCGACGTCGACGAAGCCACGCGCATCGCCTTTACCGCCTTTCGCACCCTGCGCGACTCCCTGCTCAACGTCCCTGCGCGCCTCAAGGACCAGGTCGCCGCCGAGTCCGACGCCCTGCGCGTCGAGCAGATCCTCGACACCGAAATCATCGGCGCCCTAGACGCCTTCGACCTGGCCGCCGCCTTGCGCGACACCGAGCCCGACGATGACCCCGACGACGCATGAGCGCAGCCGCCAAGTACACGCGGGCCATCGCCGCCGCCCTGCAGCCTGACGAACGCATCACCGTTGACGTCTGGGCCGAACGCAACCGCATCCTGCCGCCCGACACTCCCGAGCCCGGGCCCTGGCGCAACACCCGCACGCCCTACCTGGTCGACATCATGCGCACCCTGTCGCCCGGCAGCGGCTGGCGCGAAGGCTGGGTCAAGAAAGGCCACCAGCTCGGCGGCAGCGCCAGCGGAGAGAATTTCCTCGGCAGCGCCATCTGCACCGCCGCCGGCAGCATCCTCGTCGTCTTTCCCACGCTCGAAGACGCCCGCCAGTGGGAGCAGACCCGCTTCGAAGAAATGCGCCGCTCCACGCGCGAGCTGCGGCGCCGCGTGCGCGACGGCGGCAAGGCCGGCAGCGGCAACACCAAGCTGCGCAAGAAGTACCCCGGCGGCGTAATGCGCCTGGTCGGCGCCAACCGCGTCGGCGCGCTCAAGTCCAGCACCATTCGCTACGTCAAGTTCGAAGAGCCCGACGAGTACGCCGTCGACCTCGGCAACCAGGGCAGCCCCATCACCCTGGCCATCAAGCGCACCAGCAACTTCGGCAACAAGGCCAAGATCTACGGCGACGGCACCCCAACCATCAAGGGGCACAGCGCCATCGACGCCCAGTACCGTCGTGGCGACCAGCGCCGCTGGCACCTGTGCTGTCCCGAATGCGCCCACCCCCAGCCCATCGAGTGGACCGCCATTCGCTGGGATGACGGCGACCCCAGCACCGCCAAGCTCTACTGCAACGCCTGCGGCGTCGGCCACTCCGAAGCCGTCTGGAAAGGTCGCAACTACGCCCGCCCGCCCGGCATCACCGAAGCGCGCGCCGCCGAGCTCGGCCTGGCCCACTGGAAACCCACCGCCCAAGGCGAGCCTGGCGTAGCCAGCTGGCACCTGCCCAGCTTCGCCGCCCCCATTGGCTGGCGCCCCTGGACGCGCCTGGCCGCCGACTACATCGCCGCCAAGGGCAACGAAGAGAAGCTCAAGGCCTTCCGCAACAACGAAGAAGGCGACGTCTGGGCCGAACAGATCGGCACCGTGCTCGATGCCAAGGCCCTGCGCGCCCGCGCCGAGTCCTACCCGCTGCTCACCTGCCCCGCCCGCGGCCTGGTCGTGGTCGGCGCCGTCGACACCCAAGACAACCGCCTCGCCGTCGAGCTGCGCGCCTATGGCCGGGGCGAAGAAAGCTGGGGCCTGCATCAGGGCGAGATCTTCGGCTCCCCCAGCGATCCCGGCACCTGGGCCAAGTTGCGCGAGCTCCTCGAGGCCCGCATCCCTCACGCCAGCGGCCAGACCATTGGCGTTGACGCCTGCGCCATCGACATGGGCGGCCACCACGCCGAAGACGTCAAAGCCTTCTGCCGCGACGCCGCTCTGCGTGGCCGCCACTGGTTCGCCATCCAGGGCGCGCGCGACTACGACGCTCCCGCCCTGGGCAAGCCCCGCGCGGTCGAGTTCACCTATCGCGGCAAGCCCGTGCCCGGCGGCGTCACCGCGCGCTACGTCGGCACCCAGGCCATCAAGAACAAGCTCTACGGCCGCCTGCGCGACCTCACCGCCCACGGCCCCGGCTACCTCCACTTCCCGCTGGCTTACAGCGAAGACTGGTTCACCCAGGTCGTCAGCGAAAGCCGCGAATGGCGCCGCGATCGCGCCGGCAACCGCGCCCTGCACTGGGTCAAGCCCAACAACGCCACCCGCAACGAAGGCTGGGACCTGCTCGTCTACGGCTACGCCGCCTACCTCTACGCCATGGCCGGCCGCAACGCCGAGGCCGTCTGGCTCGAGCGCGAACGCATCTTCGGCCTCACCGCCCAGGCCGATCTGCCGCTCGCCACCGCGCTCACCGCTGCCGACCCCGTGCTCCCAGTGCAGGCGTCTGCACTGCCCCTGCCCGTGCGCGCCCGTGGCCGCCGCGGCAGCCTGGTCAACGCCCCGCGCTGACCAACCGCATTCCCCCCGCCCGTAGCAGCGCGGGGCCACACCGCTGGGTGTGGCCCCGCGGCGGCCCGGCGGTCCTCTTCACCCGCTCACCCCGACCCCGAGGTCACCCGCCATGCACATCCTCACCCGCACCCGCACCTGGCTCACCCAGGCGGTCGCCGTTGCCCTGCTGGCCACCGCCGCCCTGCTGCCGCAGGTCAGCCACGCCCAGGCGTTCAGCGACTATCTCGAAAACAAGATCGTCGACTGGCTCTTCCGCGGCCAGGCCTACAGCCCGCCCACGCCCCTGTACGTCGGCCTGGCCACCGGCGCCTGCGCTGATAGCGGCCTCACCGGCGAAGTCAGCGGCAACAACTACAGCCGCGCCTCGGTCGCCAGCTCGCTCGCCAACTGGGCCGGCACCCAAGGCGCCGGCACCACCACCGCCAGCTCGGGCTCGGGCGCGGGCGGTGGCGTCACCTCCAACAACAACGCCATCACCTTCGCCGTGCCCTCCGGCACCTGGGGCACCGTGGCCACCTGGGGCCTGTTCGACGCGGCCGCCGCCGGCAACCTGCTGCTGTGCGCCTCGCTCACCGCCAGCAAGGTCATCAACAGCGGCGATACGGTCTCCTTCAGCGCCGGCTCGCTCACCGTCACCGTCCAGTAAGCCCGCCCGCGGCCTGCCCCTGCCGCCGCCCACGCCTGAGCCCGCATGCCGCACGTCGCCGCTGACCGCGTCCTCGAAACCACTACCACCACCGGCACCGGCACGCTCACGCTTGCTGGGGCCGTGGCCGGGTTTCGCGCCTTCAGCGCCGTGGCCAGCCAGAACGACACCTGCTGGTACTTCCTCGAGGCCGTCGACGCCAACGGCCTGCCCACTGGCGAGTGGGAGGTGGGCCTAGGCACCGTCGGCGCTGGCACGCTCGCCCGCACCGCCGTGCTCGCCAGCAGCAACGCCGGCGCCGCCGTCAGCCTGGCCGCCGGCACCAAGTACGTCGGCATCGGCCCGCTCGCCACGCGCACCCTGCAGCTCAACAACGAGCTGGCCACGGTGCTGCCGGCCGTGCCAGCCACGCCGGTCGCCGCCGCGGCCGACACGCTCAAGCTCTACGCCGACAAGCGCGCCGGGCTCGTCCTGCCGCGCTTCATCGGCCCCTCGGGCGTCGATCAGTTCGTGCAGCCGCAGCTCTGGGCGAATCGCGCCATGTTCTGGGGTGCGGGCTCCGGCACCAGCATGTCGTCGTGGGGCCTCACGCCCACCACGGCGGCCACGCTGTCGCACCCCGCGCTGGCCACCGCCACCCTGGCCGAATCGCTCAGCCGCACCCGCTTTGCCACCTCGACTACCGCCGGCAACGCCTCAGGCGCGCGCGACCCGGTGGCGACCCTGTGGCGCGGCAACTCGACGGGCCGTGGCGGCTTCCTGTGCCACTTCCGCTTCTGCACCGGCAGCATCAGCCTGGCCGGTGGGCAGAAGATCGTCGGCCTGTCATCGAGCGTGGCGGCCCTGGCTGGCGAGCCTTCCGCGCTGGCTGACGTGCTGGGCGTGGGCAAGGACACCGCCGACACCAACTGGCAATTCATGCGCCGCACCGGCACGGGCACGGTGCAGAAGGTGAGCCTGGGCATCGCGGTGGCCAACAACGTGGCCCTCGACCTGATTCTGTACTGCCCGCCCGCCGGCTCGTCGATCAACGTGCTGGTGCGCCGCCTCGAATACGGCGGCACCGAGACCACCCTGCTCGACACCGCCTACACGACCGACATCCCGGCCGCCACCACCTTCCTCGCTCGCCACTGCCAGGTGCGCAACGGCGTCACCGCTGCGGCCGACAACCTGGAACTGGCGTCGTCCTTCGTTCTTTCTGACAGGTAACCCCATGGCCTTGACTGAGTACGAATCCCGCGCCGCCGCCGCCGCCGACAAGCTCGCCGCCGCCGCCGAGGCCCAGGCCAAGGCCGCGGCCGACAGCGTCGCCGCCACTGCCGCGCTCGCCGCCGCCAGCACCGCCCAGGCCCAGGCCATCGCCCGCCAGACCGCCGCGATCGAGCAG